GCCTCCGCCGTCAGCACAGGAACCGTGGATGGAACTGATGTGTCTTCTTACGAAGACCCCGGTGCCAATCGCGCACTTATACAGAACTACGTTCAAGTCTTTCGTCGCGCTTTTCGCGTATCGACGTTGGCGATGGACGTTAGCAATGTTGCTGGACTCAACTCTGAGTTGGCCGGTGGTATCGCTAAGAAGATCGTAGAACTGAAACGTGATATTGAGCTAACTGTTTGCTCTGCAAATGATGCTCAAGCTGATGACGGGTCTGATGCTTACCTCACTAAGGGGTTGGCAACCTGGATCAGTACCGCTGGTGGCTCTGTGCTTCAGGTTCCGAGTGCATACCGCACTCCGTCTGCCTCGATTGAGACGACAGCGACCAGTGCTAATATCACTGATGCAACAGTGCAGGACGTGCTTAGTTCTATCTTTGCCCAAACCGGCAATATCAAGAGCTACATGATGCCCTGTGGACGCACTCTAAAGCGTGGTTTAACGGATCGCCTGACCGGCATTCGCACCGCTGCTGAAGGTTCGACTACCAGCACACCTGCAACTCAGGTTCGCACGTTCAGTCCGGTCAACGGCAAGAAAATGACAGTCTCGCTGGATGTGTTCAGCGGAGATTTTGGCACAATAAGTTTGGTGCCAAGTAATTTTCTCCCGGCAGCTACTGACGGACATGTTCTGGACATGAGTGGTATCGAGTTGCGTTACAGCAACCTGCCTGAAGTTAAAGAACTGCCTGACGCTGGTGGTGGCCCGATCCGTATGATCCAAGCCATTGCAGCCCTTGTGGTTCATAACCCATTGGCACACGGTAAGTTCGATCTTGGCTCCTAAAAGCTAAATGCTCGAACATGCAATTCAATCTCTGCCTGAGGGTCTTGGTCGTCAAGTGACTGAGATTCTTGGGCAGAGACTTTTTGATCAACAGTCTGCTGCATTCACGGATGCAAAGGCTATTGCCACCAACAACAACAATCTTTCCTACGCCAGAACCGATGGCCTTGGGGAAATGCGCGGCAGCATCCCGGCAGGTGCATACCATTACTGGGGCAACCGATTAGGTTACGAGTGCTGGGGTGACAAACAATTTATGAACGAATACCTGCGCGACAATCCTGAAGCGCGGGTAAAGACGCACGGTGATAAGATTCAGGTTGGTTATGATGGTGACGGATTTATTCATCACCGGCCCGGTCGCAAGGTAAAGGTTTACAGGTAATGGACGACAAACTTGCAAAGCATAGTGACTCACCTGATGTCGGTGAATTGATCAAGGAGTATAAGCGTTCATTGGATGAAGGACTGAGCTTATCCGACATTCGTGATTCAGAAGACACCCGTTTCGCCCGCTGGTCAGGTCAATCTGATGACGGTAAGAAGTGGAGCAAGAATTTAACTGAAGGAGTCCAAGCCTTCCCGTTTGACGGTGCATCCGACTGCCGGGTTTATCTAGCTGACCAGATCATCGGTGACTGCGTTGACATGTTAACCGTGGCCCACAGCAGGGCCGACCTTCGCGTTAACCCGGTTGAACTGACTGACACTGAACCCAGTGCCGCCGCGACCACTTTGGTGAACTGGGTGCGTGCCTCGATGCAGAATGATTTACAGCGAGAGGCAGAGCTGCTGGCTAACTACACAAACACTTACGGCTGGGCGGCCATGTTTATCGGCTGGGACCAGCAGGCGACTTTACGAAACAAACCGATCACGATGGAGCAGTTAATTATGATTGCCCAAGAGAGTGACCCGGCAAGCATACTGGCCGAGTTACCTGAGATGGTGGCGGACAAGGAGCGTGCCGATCAGGCTTCCGAATTATTGATGCAGTTTGTGCCTGACCTGAAGAAGCGCAGGGCTAATAAGATCGTTAAGGAATTGCGTGAGGACGGGGCGACAGTCTTTCCAGAAGCCTATCTTTGCCGCAATCGTCCATCCATTGTTGCCCTGAAACCGCACGAGGAAATTTCCATCCCGCCTGAGACAATTGATATTCAGAATGCGCGTGTGATATTCCGCAGGCAATACCTGACAGAGGTTGAGTTGCGAAGCAAGGTGACGACAGATAATTGGGATGAAAAATTTGTCGATGCGGCACTGAACACCTCTGGTCGTTCATTGAACTATCTGGATCAGACAACCCTGACAGGCTTGGTCAGTGAATTTAACCGGAGCGATAATTTGGTTGAGGTTGTTTACGCTTACACGCGCCAGATTGATGCAAATGGTGTTCCATCAATTTACTACACAATTTTCTGTCCGTTAATTTCGGACGTGGACGGCAATAAACTTTTCGCCCTTCACGAGATGCTTGACTACGCGCACAACCAGTATCCGTTTGTCCTGTTCAGGCGTGAGAATGTTACCCGGCGTGTGGTTGAATCTCGCGGCGTGCCTAACATCGTCAAGACTTGGCAGAACGAAATCAAGGTTCAGCGTGATTCGATCTTTGATGCTACGAGCTTTGAGACGATGCCACCCTTGCAGGTTAGCAAACGTCTTGGCATGGCAAACAAGATAGGGCCGGGTGTTCAGTTGCCTGTTACCAAGCCCGGAGACTATGCGTGGCTACAGCCACCCTCCAGGCCCCCTGCAACGGCCTTCAGCTTGATTGAGGCGATCCAAGAGCAGGCAGACGCATATTTTGGCAGGCCCAACGCTAAAATCCCTCAGACGCAAACTATGATGAAGCAACAGCGCATGGTGAATGAGTGGTTGCGGTCTTATTCGGAGGTGTACCGGCAGATGTTCAGGTTATGCGTCCAGTACCTTTCACCTGAAGAGATTATGCGTATCACGAGCAGTCAGGCTTCTCAGGCAATTACTCAAGACGCAGTTCGATTTGATTTTAATTTAAGGTTCAATGTGAGCGAGATGGACAACGAGATGGTGAAGCAAAAAATGCAAACCATCGCACAAGCCATTGTTCCGCTGGATGTTGGCGGCACCATTGATCGCAGCAAACTGGTTAATAAATTGCTCAGGGCAGTTGCTCCTGAGAGTGCAGATGAATTGCTGACCGATCAACAGGGTGCCAGCCGAAAACTTTACGAGGAAACGAAGGGCGAGATTACCGGAATGTTGGTGGGCGTCGAGGCCACCTATCAGGACATGAGCAACGAACCCACTGCCGGGACTAAAATGCAGTTCGCTCAAGAGATTGCGAGCAGCAGTCAGGGCGTTCAGGAGGCCATGCAGGGCAATGAGTTGTTCAAGGAATTGTTTGGCAAGTATATGCAAAATTTACAAATGGGGGTATCTCAAATGCAGAATAAACAGGTGGGACTTACCGGGGTGGCTCCTGCGGGTCAGGGAGGTGGGTCGGTATGAGGACGCTAACCTTTAGCAGTATATTGAACGGAGTAGCCCAGTTGTCTGGGTTGGATCGGGACAATCTCTCCACGACCGAGTTTCAACGTATACGAGATTTGGCTGATGGCCGGTTGTCGATGTGCTGGGAGGGAGAATATTGGCCTGATACTATTCGAGTAGCCAGTGCAACTGTCACCACCACTGACGGGGTTGAGACTGCGCCTTTCCCGGCTGACGCAGGGGAGATACTGAATGTAAGCAGTAAGAACCCCCGGAAGACCACGGTCAACACTCAGTTAGGTTGGTCTATTTATGATGACGGGACGAATCGATATATTCAGTTGCGTGACGATGCTACACCGATCTGGCTGGAGTACCGAATTGTTCGGCCTAACCTGACAGGATCAACCTACAGTAGCACGTCTGCTTACAGCAGCGGTGATCAGGTTTATTTCAGTGGAAACTTTTATGATGCAAACACGAGTGTGGCTGTGACTGAGTCGCCCACTGCATCGGCGGCCAAGTGGGATGTCGTGAAAATCCCGGCAATCTTTCAAGTGTACCTGACTCGCGGAATTTACGCTGATTACCTCCGCTCGACAGGCAATAACGAATTGGCGTTATCGGCTGATCGTAATGCGGAGAGTTTATTAATGATGGAGGCTGACAAACTTTATCGCCAGCAGGGGCAGGTGCGCCGGTTGGATGTTCAAACATATTAGGGGGATATAAATGGCTAACAAGAAAATTACCGCACTCGACTCACTCGGCGCAGCACCAGCAACTGATGATGTTTTGCCGATGGTGGACACTGATGCTGAAGTGACCAAGAAGGTTACGGTTGAGAATTTCAGCAAAGGCATTATCAACACGACCTCCGTTGTTGATTCAAGTGATACGATTTCGAGCAACGACAATGACACCACGCTGCCAACCTCGGCGGCTGTTAAGGATTACGTCGATGCCCAAATACTCACCAAGGACAACTTGGATGAGATAGCTGAAGGCACAACCAACCTCCACTTTACGGCCACTGATAATACGAAACTCGATGGCATTGAATCTAGTGCGACAGCCGACCAAACTGAC